TCTTCCTCTTCCTCAACTTCTTCCTCAACTTGGACTTCCTCCTCTTCCTCGGTTTCTTCCTCAACTTGGACTTCCTCATCTCTGATTTGTTCTGTAAGTTTTGTATTTTCTTCGGTAATAATAATCCTGATATTTTCTTTCTTAATTTTTATAGATGGTACATCATGAAATGTATCGTCGTCATTATAATCATCGTTACTAGTGAGATCAATAATATCCTCATCTTCATCCTCATCTCGTTTATTTTTAGATGCGCATTTTCGGTTGGAATCGAATAATGGTAAGTTATTCGAAATCAATCTCACAAGTCGTTTAAGTTCCTTGGTTCGGCGTTTCAATTTCTTATTTTCTTTCAAAAGTTGCTTTACAAATGGCAACTTTTGAATATATATAAAGTTTTCGGTAGCTGATGACATATTAATTGGTATTTTTAATGTAATATGAAAGTTATATTCGACAATCAATTTTTCGTTGATTAAATTCAAAAAGAGTATAAAATTGCAATGAAACATAGATAAAAGCAAATATCTATGACAATCCAAATTTATCTCGCATAATACTGGATTTACTTGGACCGGGTTTTTTCTCACTTTGTCGTTTCACTTTATATACACTAGTAGTGTTACTTTGTGATGCATTAGAATCTCCATAAATATTCAATATAAAATTGTCATTATCTTCGAACAGTTCAGGTAGGACACGAGTCATGGGTTTATCTATAACTAATAATAGATGTTCAGTTTTTAGAAGTTTTCTGTATTCTTGGATAGTAAGATTTCCGAAATATTTATCCAATAAATAATGTGGGTCTGGGGCAGGCTTAATATTATTTTTATAATTGTAAACCTTGCTATATATTTGATTCAATAAATGATATCTCTCAAATTTCGTGGAATCATCTATGTTCTCTTTCATAAGATGCGCGACAGCACATTCAGGTCTACAAAACGAACCATATCCAAAAATTACATCATCCATCTCATGTTTAGGTATGTAACATGGTGGGTTATCAAATTCATAAGTGCACCAAAAACATGATGATTTTTTATCCTGTAATGTATTTTTATATAATTTTATTTTCAATTGTTTGAGTTTTGTATTTACATCCTTCATGTTTATATCATGATCCTCTACAACTACCTTATCTTTTTTATTACATGTCTGACATACAGAATTTCGTGCAGAATATGCAACATCATCAATTGCTTGTTTATCTGTATTGAGTTCATATTCACTAAATGCTCCGCGAATTTCATCTCTATTGTATGTTTTTATCTCAGGAGGCATGTCAGGATTATATGTAAGTTCGGAACCTATGACATTCGTTTTAATTTCAATAAGATCATTCAATGAACATTTCAAATGTAAAATAACATTAATAATTGTATTTGAGTCTGGTTCTGGTTCGACGATTTTTGTAATAAGTTTTCCGCCTTTTGGTTTTCGTCCTCTTTTCTTGACTTCATGTACTACATCTGCAGTATTGATTTCTTCCTTTTTTTTACGACCACGTTTTTTCTTTTCTATTATATCAGACATTATTATATTAGTGAATAGTATCTATAATTTATATTGTTTTATAAAGTGTTTTTCCGTAAAAACTATAAAAAGGATAACATACATTATATGTAAATGGACGCTACGATACCATGGGTTGAAAAATATAGACCATCTAAATTTGATAAGATTGTTCTAGACCCACTTAATCGCACAATGTTTGAGAATATATTAGAGCATAAATATTTCCCAAATTTACTATTGTATGGTCCTCCGGGGACTGGCAAAACAACTACAATTATAAATATAATAAACGAATTTCAGTCTAGACATTATAAAATAAACAAAAGTCTAATCATTCACTTAAATGCATCAGACGAACGCGGTATTGATATAATACGGAATCAGATTCATTCATTTGTTAAGACGCGGAATTTATTCGAGAATGGATTGAAATTTGTTATATTAGATGAAGTCGATTATATGACAAAAAATGCACAACATGCATTGAAATATTTATTACAAACGTGTACTCCTAATGTGAAGTTTTGTCTCATTTGTAATTATATTAGTAAGATTGAAACGTCATTACAAAACGAATTTGTATGTATACGATTTAATCAACTACCAAAATTGGATATTTATAATTTTATAAAGACAATTTCCGTCAACGAGAACATGCATCTAAATGATGATACAATTGACACAATACAGTCGATTTACGAATCTGATATCCGCAGTATGATAAATTTCATTCAATTGAACCAAAATCTTTCAAAAATGGACTGGGATGGTAAGATAATAAATACGCAGATATTAGAGAAGATAGATAAACAATTAAATGACGTTAAAATGCCCATACATGATGTTATACAATTTATACACGATAATAGTATATGTATAAATATGGATAAATCCACAATAATGAATAATTATTTTGACTATATAATACGGAATAAACCAACTTATGTTTCAAGTGAATTTCTAAATATAATAAGCGAGATATTACACTGTTCCGATCCAAAACCAGATGTTACGATGGTATATGCATGTCATCAATTGCGCAGATTATACACAAAACTTGGGCTAGTTGCGAATTGATCTATACGCTTAGATAGATGCTTCATAAAATCATTAGGTGGAGTGTTTTGAATAGTAGATGTTGAATTTTCATTATTGTCATATATATAACGTCTTTTATTCGGTATTTCAATCGGTTTACTCGTATATATCGGAACCGTAGTATTACTGGGCAATTGTTTAGTTACGCTAAGCATTTATACATTATTATTATATATTTTATTGAAAAAATTGAATCTATATTTTAATTATTATTATGTATGTAAAGTAATACAATTAAAAATGAATATTGATGAAGAATGGCTCGAATATTTGGAAAATGATACGGTTACTTCTATTGTAGAACCGAAACCAGAGTTGGTTGATTCTTTGGAATTTTCAGAATTATCTATATCGACTAAAACTAAGGTTTTATTTATAAACCAACCTATAGAAATCAACACTATATTCTGGCAAATACCGATTATAGAGTATTGGAAGCGGGAAACAGGGGTTATAAAAAAACAGATAAAAGTCGTATCAAAGGACCTTATAGAGTATGAAGAACTCAAACAGAAATTGGTCGGGATAGGTTATTATGTAGACAATATCATTAAACAAATTGATAATCCTGCTGCAAGACGCATAAAATTCAAGGATGAACGCAAAATTACAGTTGGTATTTCACGTAAGGATATCATTAATTCACGGGGTAAAATTAAGAATGCGTTTTATAATTGTTTTGCGATGATACTAAGATTTCCATATCAAGGTAAATACAAAGAGATACACGTGAAGGTATTTAACACTGGAAAATTAGAGATACCTGGAATTGTAAATGTAGAGATTCTAGATATAGTAAAGGTAATGATACTAAAAATATTGGAACCTCATTTAACAAAGTCCGTTTTGTTTATAGAAAATGAGAACGAAGATGATGACAATGTATTAATAAATTCGAATTTCAACTGCGGGTTTTTCATAAATCGTGATAAACTTCATACTATTTTGAGAAGCGGAAAATATGGAATTGAAGCTGCATATGACCCGTGCAGTTATCCAGGTGTAAAATGCAAATTCTATTTCAATAATGAATTGGGATTTAATAATGAAAAGCAAAACGGTAGAATAGAGTCAGGCGACCCTAACATGAAAATGAGCGAGCTCACTGATAATAAAAAATATACCGAAGTATCGTTTATGATTTTCAGGACTGGTAGTGGATTGATTGTAGGAAATTGTTCAGATAAGATCCTATTCTATATATTTGATTTTATAAAAAACATACTTGAAACTGAATATCCCAATATTAGGGTTCCTAATGAAATTCCTATAGTAAAAGATAAATCACTTAGACTAAAGAAACGAATTGCTATTGTCTCGGATGAGTATTATAAAGAGATCAGTGGCTAATCATCAACCATTTACACCATTGTTTCAAATTCAAACCCAAACTATTATTTATGTCGCGAATTTTATATATTTTTTGAATATCGAGATCGGTATATTTTTTCTTCTTCAACATCGAATATATTTCACATAAGAATGATTCATATTCCGTATTATCCATTTTGCGAAGCTTGGCAATTTCCAGACAGAACAATATAGTTTCATAATCAACCCGAAAACAATTTATTATTGTCTGTTTTTTAATCGTTCTCATTTCACCAGACCATATTATACTGTCGGTTAATTTAGAAACCATTGCATATTTTACAGTTGGTTTTATATTATCAATTGGGGTTAGTTGATAAATAGTTTTACTATATAAAAATTGTATAGCATCCGTATAATTTAAATCGTGATTTGTGTTTGTATTATCCATTTGTTCCAAATATTCCAAATAAAAAACATATGCATTTTGTGAATTAAGAAATGATGTACATAGATTATTTGTGTAAATATAAGTAATTTGGAAAATATGCGTTATTGCCCTAAATCCGCTATATATTAGGAACTCGCGATTTAAATTACCCATCATGTATTTAGATTTTTGCATCCTGTCTAAATACTCGAGAATTATATCCAAATATATAAACATATAATCCGAAGTTTCTTGGTCCATTTAACTATATACTCTATAAAGTATTTAAAGTGTATTTTAATAATATTAACTATAATGAGTTCAATTGTTGCAGCATCAACCACCGATAATGGTTATCGTCTTCCTGAAGTAGGCACACTATTACACGCTATGAAACTTGCAATTGTTGAGGATAAACCAGTTCTTATGGACTACTGGACTGGTTCTCTCGATAAGACTGCATTGATTGGTGTTAAAGAAGATAACGAGAAGTTACTTGTGAAAAGTGAAGAGGAATATACAAGTCCGATTGCCAAGATTTTCAAAGTCGGAAAGGAATATATTATAATGACGGAGAATTCTATATATCTTGTGGATTTAGCTATTCCAACCAAGAGAATTTCTTCCTAAAAAATCCTAATGTAATGATACATAATATGTTATGTGTATTATTACAATATCTCAGATATTTTCTTTATCTGTTCAAGTGTCAAAGTATCAGGGAATGCAATATCGAATTCAATTATCAAATTCCCTGTATTTGTATCGCGTTTCATTCCGTAGTCAGGAATCGTTTTTTTGAAACCGGGTTTAATTATAAACGGATTAATATTATTTTTGAATGATAATGATTTATCGTTAATATGTTTGATATCAAATTCAAATCCGCATAATGCTTCTTTTAAT